TGTGTGACTAATAATGGTTGATATTTCTTTTTGTCATCTTGCCTCAGCAGGCAAAAAAGTATCTACTGAAAAGATGGTAGAGAATATTCGTAAGTATTATCCTGATGCTTATTATTTCCTAGGTTCGGATGCCGCAGATGATTTATCAGATATTGGTGTTGCCAATAATTGTGATTATTTTCCATTTTCGGTTAAAGTTGGATATCCTAGTTACAATTTAGAAAAACTGTTAGTATGGTTTGAACGATTTAAACTCGCTTGCCAGAAATGTGAGACTTCACATATAATGATGATGGAAGACGATGTTTGGATTAAAAAGGAAATTACAATAAATGATTCTTGGGAAATGGCAGGCCACAACATTACTGTTGGCAATATCATTCCCGAAAACATTATAGATAGTATTACAGAGTTTTCAGGTAGACGACCAATCACTAATCAATATGGTTGTGGTGGCGGTTCAATCTTTAGAGTGTCGACCTTTCTGAATAACTATGATAAAGTGATTGAATGGTTCAAACAAAATCATGATAACTTTCAAAAGCAATACGAACCATTAGGTTTTATGGATTGTTATATGGTGGTGTTTTATATGTTATGTGGAAAAGATTATTCAGTTAATCCTTATTTGACAGACACACACCACCATAGAAATGATGGTTATGATTATGATAAATTTGTTGAAACTACTCCAGCACACATTGAAATTGTTAATAACTATAAAAGGTATTATTGGGTATGAATGAAATTAGTATTGTAACAGCCTTCTTTGATATTGGCCGTGGTGAGTGGACACCAGATAAAGGTCTGCCACATTATTTACAAAGAACAACACAAACATATATTGACCGATTTGCCAACATGGCTAAACTCAATAATGAAATGGTTGTTTACACTTCAGCCGATTTAGTTGATAAAGTTAAAGAGTTAAGAGAAGGTAAACAAACTCATATTCTGACTATTGACTTCCCAACATCATTTGTAGAACTGCGTGAGAAAGTTACCGCAGTACAAAAAGATCCTGCTTATCAAGCAAAAATAAATCCCATGCAAGTACGCAATCCAGAATATTGGAACGCTGACTACGTTGTAGTAAATGCCATGAAGTCTAGTTTTGTTGTTGAAGCCATTAAAGCTGGTTACATCAACAATGAATTAGTCGCTTGGCTTGATTTTGGTTATTGCCGTGATGAATCTACATTGAATGGTGTAGAGACATGGAGTTATCCTTTTGATAAAGAGAAGATTCATTTCTTTAATGTCAAAGATTGGCAAGAAGGCACAATCATTGAAGATGTTATTGCTAACAATGATGTACATATTACTGGACCTATGATTGTTGCTCATAAGAATAAATGGCCAACATTACAAGCATTGGTACATCACAGTATCCAAGAATTATTGAAGAACAATTTAATTGATGATGACCAGACTATGTTATTGATGTCTTATTTGTTTGCTCGTGAGGCTTTTGAGTTACATAAAGTATCAGCAGAAGATTGGTTTATTGCTTTTAAGGAATATAATGAAACTGTATCTTAATGGAACTGCCAACCTTGGCGATTTTCTAAATGCAATGCCTGTATTGTCAGGTCTTAATAAGTCTTATGGTAAGTATGATTTAATCATTAGAACAGAAATGAAGAAGTTCAATGGTCTCAAAGAATTTCTCATGTATCAAGAATTGTTTAGTTCAGTTGAATTTGATTCTGATATTTTTGTCTATGGTGAGATTATACAATTAAGTTCTTGGCCAAGTCGTGAAGATAGATTGAATCCGAACCGACCAATTGAGACTTGTCGTTATGAGAATTGGTTAAAAGACAAATACGGATTGCAATTTGAAGTTGATGATAACTTTGTAGTTGAAACACCAGACTTTGATATTGAAGTTAAAGATGAGTATTATGTTGGTGACCGATGGGCAGTAGGTAACATTGATGACCGCAGAGAGACACATATTCTATCACACTTGGACAAATATAACTTCATTGATTATAACCGACCAATGTTAGAGAATGCTTATATTCTAATCAATCTAAAGAAACCATTTATTACAAACTTTACTGGTATTGGTATGCTTGCTGACTTGTGTAATGTTCCATTATATTGTGTATGGAAAGCAGAAGATTGGAAGCCAGAGTTCCGTGTTGGTGATAATGTTAGTTGGGATGGTGGTCGTGATATTCAACAAGTATTTGAAAAACATTTTTATCTTGACCGTCAAGCAAAACTAGTTCATGCGAAAGATTTAGAAACATTACTATGATTATTAATATTGAACCTGGTACATTTGGCGGACCATTACGCAATGGCGATTTACTCGGTGTTTGTAATGTAATAGAACACATCAGAAAAATTAATAGTAATCCATACATCAGATTCTATTTGAAAACAGAAGCCGTCAGCACAGAAAAATATGTACAAGATTTTCATATATTTCTTTTAACTGAAACAAATTATTTTTCTTCACATCCAGGACAAGAAACTTTACCATGGCGTAATGTTAATGTTTGGGATTTCCGTGATATTTGTGGTGACATGGTTAAAGTACCAAACAAAAAAGAAATAGAAAAGAAGATTGTTATTTTCCCTTTGTTTGATGCACCATACAATACTTACAGAAATTGGCCACAAAAGTTACTTGAAACTATCTGTAAAAAATACAGTGCGCCGGAATATGATGATTACGAAAAACTTATCTGTGTCGGTAAATATCCATTTGGACATGAAGAATTGATTTCGGTACAGTTCAAATATAGCTTCGATTTTATGGAAAATATCAACCATATACAGACTGCGGAAATCTTTGTCGGTGGTGACACAGGAACAACACATTTTGCCTTTTCTCTTGACAGGGGACCTAAGGATATGTTATACTATAACTCTAGTAGGGCTTTGGTACATACTTTACCATTCTATTTGTTAGAAGGTAAAGGCAGAATGGCAACTTATTGGTTAGATTTTGAAAGAACTCAATTCTAAATCCAACAATTTTGGCACTATGTATCTAAGCCAATGTTTTTAGTGTTTGGAGGTAGAATTTCAAAAGTTGGATAAATACAACCAAATTCACTCTTTTTAGTAGCCATAGTGTGCTACATCTTAAAAGGATCTTAATGCAGTCGTTTAAAACTTTTCTTAAAGAAGAAGCCGGTGCCGATGAAGGCAAACTCAAGCATATTCATCATGCTGAGGACAGACCACTATTTCATGGCGCCAAAGGTTTTGAACACGCAAAAGGTGCATTAACTCAAGCTCACGAACATATTAAGTCTGGTAGTAAATCTACTCATCTTACAATGAAGTATGATGGTAGTCCTGCTATCGTTTTTGGACATCATCCTGAAACTGGTAAGTTCTTTGTGGCATCTAAGTCTGCCTTCAATAAGAATCCAAAGATTAATTACACTCACGAAGATATCAAGAAGAACCATGGACACGCACCAGGTCTCATGGATAAACTCCATGCGTCTTTGAATCACCTCAAGAAGATTGCACCTAAAACAGGCGTATATCAAGGGGATTTGATGTATACCCACGATGACTTAAAACACCATAAGAATGGTAAGGTATCGTTTACCCCAAATACCATTACCTATACTGGTCATGGTGAAGAAGCACAAAAAATTAAAGATTCTAAAATTGGTGTTGTAGTTCATACGCAATACCATGGTAAAACTGCTGCTTCATTAAAAGCAGACCCACATCCAGATTTACACAATTTCCATCCACATAAAGATGTTTGGACAAAACATCCTGAACATGATACAAGTCATGTACATTATTCTGAAGCAGACCAAGATGAGTTTCACAAACATATCGCTGCCGCACAGAAAATTCATAATGAACATAAAAAGACCATGTATAAGACCACAGAACCACATGGTGGTGAAACAGGTCACTTATCAACATACATCAACCATACAGTTCGCACCGATGAGAAACCATCGGCTGAAGGTTTGAAGAAACATATTACCGACAAATACAATAAAGCAATTGAGAAGTTAAAAACTCCAGCATCACAAGGTCGTAAACAAGCTGAGTTAAATACTCATGTGAAGCACGTTGATGCTCATAAGAAAGACTATGAAAGTTTACTAAAGATGCATCAGCATCTACAAAAAGCAAAAGATGTATTGGTTCATACACTAAACCAACACACAGGCGATTTGGAACATCACATAGATAGTAAAGCAACTGATCCAGAAGGATATGTCGTTCATCATGCAGGCGAACCAACCAAATTAGTGAACCGTAAAGAGTTTGCTAAAGCCAATTTATTGAAAGTAAGAAAATGAAGTCATTTTTAGAACTAGTAGAAGAAAAAGAATCGGAACATAAGCCCGTAGTAATGGCTTTTGGCCGCATGAATCCTCCTACTACTGGTCACCTTAAACTCATCGATAAAGTTAAGCACGAAGCTGAGAAGCAGAAGGCTAAGCACGTTGTTGTCGTTTCACACTCACAGGATTCTAAAAAGAACCCTCTATCAGGCGAACAAAAACTTAAACACCTTAAGCGTTATTCTCCTGGTACACATTTTGAGGCTTCCGATAAAGAACACCCAACTATCCTACATCATGCCGCCAAGTTACACGCAAAAGGCCATGATAAATTAACTGTTATTGCTGGTTCAGACCGTGTTAAAGAAATGCACAATTTGTTACACAAGTATAATGGTGTAAAAGGCCGTCATGGTCATTACAACTTTAAAAAGATTGAAGTTAAGTCTGCTGGCCATCGTGATCCTGATGCCGAAGGTTCTGAAGGTATGTCTGGCACTAAGATGAGAGAACACGCAAAGAATAAAGACTTCCATTCTTTCCGTCAAGGCGTTCCACATCATGTATCTGATGCTCATGCAAAAGAACTCATGCACGATGTTCGTAAAGGCATGGGATTACACGAAGCCGTAAACCATGGTCAATTTAAAGCAATTTTTGTTACTGGCGGTCCAGGTTCTGGTAAAGATGTTGTTATCCGTGAAGCAATTGCTGA